CTTATTGATGAAATGAGAGTTCGATTAGAACAAGCAGGTGAGTAAAATGGTCGAATTTAGTTGTGCATGTACCCTAAAGTGCTGGAAAGTAGTCCAGATTACTCCAATGGGCGGCTGTATTGTCTGCACTGAGTGTGATACAAGACTTGTATTTACTCTTGAGACGATTGAATACACTGCTTAACGTGCTTTAACCAACGTAGTTTAGATCTAAACTTCTTTCCGCACGTACAAGTAAACACAAAATCACTTCATTTACAAATTGTACGTTCTTTTCAACCGATCAATTGTTTTTTGTGACATTACTCTGGTCTTTCTAAACGAATTTGGTATTGCACCAGATTGATGATCTGCAAACATTACTGCTCGACCAGCATTATATCCTTGCAAAAAGATAGCTCTTTCTTTTGCATTCATTTCAAAGCCTTCCTAGTTGCTCTGTGTGCTCGCTTCATGAGTGCTGTAATCTTTGTACGTGGATGTTTTTTCTTTAACATCTTTAGTTGTCTACCCAATTCTTTCTGATATTTTGACTTCTTACGTCTCTTAGGTTTAGGAGACGTCTCGCGAAGTGCAAGACTTGCTCCTTCAGATTCTCTTTCACTACTAATTAGTGAACGTAATGCTTCATATTCTTCTAATGTCATTGTTACTGTTGGCATATTATCTACTCCTTGTTAGTGATGCAAGTGCTATTCCCGATGCAACTACTTGTGCAACGTTACGTAATTTAGGATTAGTTAATGCAATCCACTGGGCTTTAGCGGCTAAACGCCTATCAGCAGACGCAGTACATCCTGACTTACCGGAACACCCTTTGTCATGCTCACGGCAAGCACAATCAAGAGAATCAATACACGAGCCTTTGAAATCTCCACCTTGGAGTTTGTAGTCTCGTGCGCTGATTGCTCTTCCGTCTGTCCAGTTGGGTCCACACCAGCGGCCATGAATAGCCACCACCTTATGCACCTCAAGCGGATAGCAATTCAGATTGTACCAGAGCAGCATAGATATTCGAATCTGCTTTTGCACGTACACCATACATCTTTCCTTGCATAGTGTGAGGAGCGGGGTTGTTTCCTCCCTGAATCTGCACGAAGAAATCGTTTGTAGCGATGATCGCTAAATAATCCAACTGTGTTGCTGGGGATTCTGTTGAACCGCTAGTAAAGGAAACTCCGCCATCGACGAAACCTGCTGCACGGATTGACTCTCTCTTTGCTGCTATTACGTTAGAGTCAGCCAAGTCGCCCATGGTTGTGCGCTGAGTAGTTGAGACAGAACCTTCCATTTCTGTGTTAACACCAGCTATAGCATCTGGAGCACCTAGGTCTAAATCGATTGCATATACAACGAAGACTTCATTGTCCAGGGGATTTAGTTGTAGATCTACACCAACTTGAGTGAAAGTGTTGGCTGCTGATTCAGCAACTTGGAATCCGATTGTAATTAGGCTAGATGTATCTTTGAGTCCTTTGACCATAACCTATCATGAATGGAGGATGTTTATTATATTTCTTAGTAACCTTGTCTTGAACATCTGGGCCGTCTTGGCGTGGATTTGGGGCGTAGTCCCCTGAATCTAGCCCGATCCTTCCCTTTCTTGGGTTTATTTAATTAAATAAGAACGAATCGGGTCTAATAATGCAGGTAACATGCGAGATATGCGGCGAGGATTGGGAATCTGATACACACGGATACATTACAATTGGTGAAAAAGCACCGATCCATATGGCTATGGATGATAATTTGTACTTCTTTTGTACTTATTATTGTATGAAGAGGTGGTTAAAGTGAGACAAATCCGCACATTTAATCTTTCAAAACATGTAGTTGACAATCTAAATGACAACATTCGTAGAGGATTTAGATCACAATGGGTTGAAGATGCAATCAATGACAAATTAAACAATAAACATAACTTTGAATTACACGATTTTAAGACATCAGAATTGCTTAATCATATTAGAAATACTAGATTTACTAAGTTAACTGATCTAGAAAAGATGCTTATTGATGAAATGAGAGTTCGATTAGAACAAGCAGGTGAGTAAAATGGTCGAATTTAGTTGTGCATGTACCCTAAAGTGCTGGAAAGTAGTCCAGATTACTCCAATGGGCGGCTGTATTGTCTGC